CAGGTAATCTTTATCGAAACATTATCGCCAACCCTGTTACGCGACAAGGTTTTGCGACTTATGTAGCAAGCGCTCAGTCGGGTGCGGAGTATGCGCGAGCAGTCGAACTCGGATCATCACTATGGACAAGTGGGGTAAAATACCCATATATGTATCCAGCTCGTGATGAACTTATCAACTCTGGTAAGGCCTCACAAATTGTTTATGGATACCTCAGAGCAGCGATGGGAGCTTAAATGGCAGGTGAAGTCCCACCGTTAAATGTAGAGATTCTTGTTCAGCTTGCTAATCTGACTACAGCTGTTACCCAAGCCACCGAGGGCATGGCAAAAATTGGCGATGCTGCCAAGGCGCAGGAAAGCAAGTTTTCTTCATTAAAGACAGTCATGGCTGGAGTCTTTGGTGGCAACCTTTTGACTCAGGGAATGCAGGTTGTTGAGGATGGGCTGCGGGATGCTATCAAAGCAATCCAAGACACACAGGTAGCGACCGAGCGTTTATCTACCGCGCTTAATAACGCAAAACAAAACACAGCCGCTAACCGCGAAGAAATCCAGAAAACATCTGAAAAGATGTCCACACTTGGTTTCTCTACCGCGCAAACAGAGTCGGCCTATGGCACTTTAATCACAGCAACAGGATCCGCAACAGAGTCCACAAAGCTGATGAGCATGGCTGCCGACCTTGCGCGATACAAGCACGAGGATTTGGCAACCGCTGCAGCTACCTTGGCCCGAGGAACAACGGGCTCAGCTAAAGCGTTTCGCGAGCTGGGCATCACGCTTGATACATCTCTGCCTAAAAATCAGGCAATCGCCAAGGCGTTCGATGAGTTAAATGGAAAAATCGGCGGGCAGGCTGTTGGATATACGCACACATTTGCCGGCGAGATGGAAGTCTTAAAGGCTAAGTTTGATGACATAGCAGTCAAGGTCGGCGCTGTTGTTATGCCAATCCTGACAAAATTCTTGGAGATTATTACCAAGTTTATTATTCCGGCCATCACGGACATCATCAAATACATGACCTACTGGGAGCGCCAGCTCATCAGCTTGTGGAATACACACGAGGGATTCCGCAAAGTAGTCGTTGATGTTCTCAAAGTTGTTGTTGAAGGATTTGGCTATCTCCTCGGAGCGATTGCAAAAGTTATTGACACCGTGGCAAAGATTCCTGTCCTCGGCGCTCCTTTTAAGGCAATGGGCAAAAGCGTTGATGAAGCAGCTGTATCTGTCGGCAAGTTTGGCCAAGGGTTAGATGACCTTGCCAACAAAAAGATTTCTATTGGTGGCAAGTCTTTAGCGGATCAGCTCTCAACGGCTGGGGTTTCGAGCGCTGGCGGAGATACAGGAGTTGCCGGTCAAGTAGCTGGCGGAGATGTTAGCAAAGCCGCAGTAGCCGCAGCTAAGAAATCTGCCGCTGCCGTTATTGCTGAAATAAAGAAACAAACCACAGAGTTGATGAACGAGCAAAAGCAAGTCAAGTCTATCTACGACCAAATGAATGTGGACTTGCGCGATTATCAAACACAATACGAAAAGTTGGTTCAGACTCACAACGATGCAATAGCCAAGGCAAACCTGACTTTTAATCAGGCACAGGCTGCAGCACAACAGACTTTAGATCAGGCCAACCTCGCGGCAGCTGCGGCGAACAATGACGCTATCGCCAAACTGCAGCAAGATGCCGCAGACAAGCAACTGGCTATTGTTCAGCAATCAGAGGCCCTGCTCACCAATGAATTTGCAAATGCCACGAAGATAGACCTTGGCAAGTCATTTTTCAGCTCGGGTACAACCAGCGGGCTTATTGACTCATTCCAGCACCAATTAGATGCGATGAAGACTCTTGCCGCCGATGCTTCCAAGCTCGCTGGTATGGGTTACTCACAAAACTTTATTCAGCAGGTTGTCGCACAAGGCCCGCTCATGGGTGACCAAATGGCTCAGACTCTTATTAAGGCTCAACCTGAAACAACGGCACAAATCCAAAACTTATTTTCACAAGTGCAAGATGTATCAACGACTGGATTAAATGGTTTAGCAGAGCAAATGAATCAAGGCGGCAATCTGGCTACTCAGGCTCTTGTGGATCAGTACAAACAAGTAACCACAGACCTTAACGCTTCTCTTGCTGCTCAAGCAGATTCGTTTAATGATGTATTGGCTAAGAATAAATTGTCCTATGATGATGCCGTAGCTCGCGCTCAGCAGACTCTGCAAGACGCTCTCGATGCCTCACAGCAGTCATTCGACCAAGCTGCAACAGCTCTCCATGATGCCACAATGACAAAGCTCAGCGACCTACAGACAAAGCTAGAAGAAGTCGCTGCTTCTATGGCTAAGGTCAATGGCGCTGGAATATCTATGGGCAGTATGGCGCTCGCTGGATCGGTTGCGACCCCATATCTTTCGGGAGCTGCTGCTTTGCCGACAACACAAACAGGCTCGGGAATTACGGTCAATCAACAGAACTACATAAACACGCCTGTTCAGGTTGCAGACATTACGGCGGCAACTTATGGCGCGCTTACCTATGGACAAGCTCAGGGCATCACCGCCAAGATTAACGCCGGAAAGGTTGGCTAATGGCTACGGTCACCTCGCTTAATTATTATTCCTTCGCTTTTAACGGTTTCGTCTTTGGTGGAGCTGGCTCGCCCTATCAAATCCTTTCCGTGGATGGCTTAGAGTCCCTGCCTAATATCCGTAATCAGGATGACAACCGAGGTTATGCAGACGGTATGTTCACGGGCAACGACTTTCTTTCGGGTCGCACCGTCACCATTACTCTCAACACTTTCGCTGGTAACGGAAACTCGGCCCAGACTAACTTTAACCTTCTACAAGCCGCGCTTCTGCCTCAGACTAGCGGAACGACGCCTTTGCAATTTCAGCTCTCTCCCGCCGATGGATTACAGCGCCTCAATGCCCGCGTTCGCACCAACAAGACCGTTGTTGATCCGAATTACACCTACGGCTACATCACCTCGCAATACACATTCTTTTGCGCCGATCCTCGTTATTACGATGACACGCTACAGACCGCAACCCTCGCCGTTGGTAACCCTCTCGGTCGCCAATATAACCGCACCTACAACCTCTCCTATGGCGGCGGCTCCTCGACCCTTACAACGACCGTCAATAACGCAGGATGGGCAACCACATACCCTGTCATAACCCTCAACGGCCCTATCACCAACCCGACCCTTGGTAATAACACGCAAGGCACTTACATTACGATTCAAGGAACTTACACAAACACCGACACCATCGTCATTGACCTAGATCAGAAACTCATCACCCTCAACGGAAGCCCTGCCCGCAATTTGATTAACGGCGGCTCAAACTGGTTCTCTGCTCCACCGAGTAATAACTCTTTCTTCCTATCTGGAACAGGTACACTTATCGGCACTACGGCTGCGACCATTACTTGGCGCAACGCGTACATCTAAGGAGAAGCAATGGCATTACGCACACCCCCAAGTTGGCTGCAAAACGGAAGCCATCCTGCGGAAAACGACCGCCTAACTACCCAGACAATCTGGAAAACCTCTGGAATCATTAACGCCACTGACTTAGCCGTTACTCAAAACTCTCCTGCCGGTATGTCCGTTCTTGTCGCTTCTGGCTGGGCTGCAATCGTTGGAACAACGCAGTCCAACATGGGCACATACATGGCCTATAACGATGCCACGACAACTCTCACCGTTTCCACGGCCAACGCATCAAACCCACGCATTGACATTGTGGTTGTGACCGTCAATGATGCTTACTACACGGGATCGCTGAACAATGTTACTTTTCAGGTAATCGCGGGAACCCCTGCCGCCTCTCCGGTAGCTCCTTCGACTCCCGCTAACTCGCTTCTCCTTGCGACTATTGCTGTAGGAGCTGGCGTTACTTCTATCGTAAACGCAAACATTACTGATAACCGCGTTAAATCTACTTCGCCTATCGCCGGAGTAGCTACTAACTACGCCGTAACGGGACTCCTCGAAACTGCTTATGTCGCAGGTTCGGCTATTGCTAGCTCGCAGAATATAGATATCGTTACCTCGACCGCATGGTGGTTTAATACCGCGGCTACGGCTAACTTTGCGCTTAACTTCCGCGGAAACTCCTCGACTACTCTTAACTCGGTTCTTGCTACGGGGCAGACCGTAACTATCGCCGTAGCTAATACGAACGGATCTACGGCTTATTACCCTACGGCTTTTACTATTGACGGTACTTCGGTAACCCCTAAGTGGCAAGGCGGAACCGCTCCTAGCGCCGGAGACGCTTCGGCTATTGACGCTTATGTCTTTACTATCCTAAAGACCGCTTCGGCTACTTATACCGTTCTTGCCTCCGCGACTAAATTCGCGTAAGGTCTAGCTTATGTCCCCGTTAATTACTACTAAAGCGAGCGCCTCCGCGCAGGGGTACGGATTCTTTTCTCCTACTGCGATAGCTGGCGGTAATTACTATTCAATCGCAACGGCTACCGCCGGAAGCAATGTTGCAAGTTTAACTATTTCGTCTATTCCGCAAACTTATACGCATTTACAACTTCGTGGAATTGTTCGAGATACTCGTTCAGCTGCACAAGATTCTGCTTGGTTTCAATTTAATGGAGATTCGAGTAGTAATTATACTTATCACGAGCTTTACGGCAACGGTTCTTCGATTCTTAGCGATGGTGGAATTTTTGGCGCTTATAGTAACTTTGCCGCTTATTGTCCCTCGGCTGGTTCAACTTCCGGAATTTTTGGTGCTTTTGTCATAGATATTCTTGATTATACAAATACCAATAAATTAAAAACTGTTCGTATGCTTTCTGGATTTGATGCAAACGGTTCAGGTTCTCTTTCGTTTATGAGCAATCTATGGAATAGTACCTCAGCAATTACTTCTATCGGTATGTTCGGCGCAACTTCTGTTAGCGCAAATCTTGTGACGGGTACTCAAATGGCACTTTACGGGGTGAAATAATATGGCTAGCGCATTAACTTATATACCTATTGCGACGCAGACGCTTGGGTCATCAACTGGAACCATTACTTTTTCATCTATTCCACAAACCTATACAGATTTAATTTTAGTTACATCAGGAACCGTTGGATCAACGGAAAATGGAAACTTTATTGTATTAAACGGCGATACAGGTTCTAATTATAGCGTTACAAACACTTATGGAGTTAACGGAACAACTACTGGTTCTAATCGACAGAGTGCTCAAACTTTTATGCAAATAGGAAGAACGGGTGTTTCGCAATCAATATCCGTAATTCATTTTATGAATTATTCCAATACTACAACTTATAAAACCGCTATTGGAAGAGCCAATGATTTGTCATATTTTGTTATGGCAACAGTAGGTTTATGGCGCAGTACCTCTGCAATTACTTCTATGGCAATTACTAACGGTAATGGAAACTTTAATACTGGTTCAACATTTACTCTCTATGGAATTGCGGCGGCATAAATATGGCAAGTTTTGGTCCAACACTTATCAACTCATACATTGTAGGTTCTGGCGGAGTTTCTTCGTTCAGTTTTACTTCTATACCTAATACCTATACTGATTTGTTAATTAAATTATCTGCTCGTGGAACAACAACAGGCTTGCCTGATACTCAATTTACTTTTAATAGCGATACGGGTAGTAATTACCAAGCAGAAGAATTAGTAGGTAATGGTTCTGGCGTCAGTGTGAATTCTTATACTACAACAAATTGTCACTTTATGACTGTTGGTAGTGACGCTACTGCAAATACTTTTTCTAATGCAGATATTTATATTTCAAATTATACTAGCAGTAGTGGAAAAGCAATTTTTACAGATGCTACAGCCGAAAATAATACAGCCTCAACAAACTTTCAAATGAGATTAGTAGGGTATTACTGGTCAGGAACATCAGCTATTTCTACTATTACTTTTACAATTGGCACAGGTTCTTTTGCACAGTATTCAACCTTCTATCTCTACGGCATTAAAAACTCATAACTAAGGAGACATAATGGCAGATGTAATCGAAGTAAATTGCGAGACTGGCGAAGTTACTACCCGTCCTCAAACAGACGAAGAAATCGCCGCTGCTAAAGCCGCCGCCGCACAAGCTGAGGCAGACGCTAAGGCTAAGGCTGACGCTGACGCCGCTATCGCTAAAGCTAAGGCTTCGGCTCAGGCTAAGTTAGCCGCTCTCGGTCTAACGGCTGATGAGGTCGCCGCTCTAGTAGGATAAGCAAATGGCTACTTCCTATCGGTATCTCTTCGCGGATCTCGTTACTAATCAGGTTCTCGCAGAGCTACCTTTAACGGGGGTCAATTTCGGCCAGCAATTAAACGCCGCTGGCACGATGACGGCGCACTTGCTGGTCTCTGGCGTGAATACCGCTGGGCTGAATGTCCTCAACGGCTCGATTCCGGGCCGCACGGCGATTTATGTGGATCGCAACGGCATCTTGGTCTGGGGCGGCGTTCTATGGCAGCGCGAGTATGGCTCAACAGACCAGAGCATCAAGCTCACGGCCCGCGAGTTTCTTTCCTATTTTGAGCGCCGGCGCATCACAACTGGTTCGGGCACGGCATACGGCGCATTGGCGTACACAGGAATTGACCAGCTGCAAATCGCGCAATCGCTCATCTCTAACGCACAGAGCGCGCCGTCTGGAAACATCGGCCTGCTCTATAACCAAGACCCGCTCTCAACTAGCACATCGGGTATCACGCTGTCTCGAGTTTATTACAACTACGAAGTAAAGACAGTTTTCAACGCCGTTTCAGATTTATCTAAACAAACAAATGGTTTCGATTTTGAGATTTCTGTCTATTATGACGGCGGCGGCAACCCTGCAAAATCCTTTAATACTTACTATCCGCGCGCAGGCGTTATGTATAGCGCGACAAACCCTAATGCTCCCGTGTTCGAGCTGGGCGGTAACATTTCGGAGTACACATATCTTGAAGATGGCTCAAAGGCCGTCAATCAAATCTACGCGCTGGGCGCTGGCTCAAACGAGGGCAAACTCATCAGCATCGCCAACAGCGCTTCCAAGCTCTCCTCTGGCTGGGCGTTGCTGGAGGATCAGGCCAACTATTCTGACATTACCGACCCCACCGTTCTCTCGGGCCTTGCCACGGGCCAAATCAACGCCGTTTCTTATCCTCCGATTACCCTCAAAGTTGTTGCTCCTCCGTATGTAAATCCAACATTCGGCACTTATGAAGTGGGAGATGAGGTTCGCGTTCGCATCACTGACGCGTTCTTCCCGTCGGGCTACGATGCCATCTTCCGCATTATCGGACTATCCGTTGCGCCCGGCGAGGACGGCCCTGAAAGAATTACGCTGACAGTTACGACAGGAACTTACTAATGGGATATATCAACCACGCGCCAGACATCCGCGAAATTATTGAGGACTTAAAAGCTCGCCTGCGTAAGTTAGAAACAGCACAACGGTTCACCGCGCCTAGCGTGACCGCTGATCCGACCAACCCTCGCATTGGTGACATCTGGCTGAATACAACTTCTAACACTCTTAAGACCGTAGATAAAAACGGTACAATTAGAACAATCAACTGGACATAACAACTCATCCGTAAGGTGCAATCATGGTATTTTGGAGCAACGCCTCAACCGTTAGTAACGCAATCTGGGCTATCTTGGAAAGTCTGGTAATAATCGGCGCACCTTTGTTTTGGCTAAACCGTAATTTTAAGAAAATGGATAAGCGCTTATCGCGCATTGAATATCAGCTATACGAGAACGGCGGCGGGTCTATGAAAGACCAGCTAAACCGACAAGATACCGCACTGCACGAGCTGCAGATAAATCAGGCAGTTATTAAGACCAAGCTGGAAATTTGATGGATGCACATGACCAAGTGGTTACGAATAGTTACATTGTTCATTACCCACCGCACGAGCCGCGCGAAAGCGACCCCAATTACAAAGATTTTAACGCTTACCGCAACGCCACAAAAGATACGGCTCAATGCTCAGTCGGAAGCCATCGAGCCGATTTCTCCGATTGCGCTGGAGGACTAGAGCTTCATCACGCACACATTGAATTTAGCCTGCAAAACGGCGTGGACTTGAAATGGCTAGAAGCTGATTACCCCGGAGTTTCTAACCCCGATGAAGTCGGAAAGTGGATAGAATCAGCGGAGAACCTGCTATGGCTCTGCGAAAAACACCACCGAGGGGTCGGGGGCATTCATCACGCCACCGCGAGTGATTTCGAGGCCGAAAAGTATGTTCGCAACCTAATCGGAAAGAAGGATGCACATGGCAAAACTGAATCTTAAAATCACCGCAAAAGAAAAGGCGTTAGGCGAGCACTATATCTACGGCACCATCGCCGCGGGATACGGTGCGTATCAACTTGATCCGCACGCTTCCGTCAAGAAGCTCGTTACCGAGGCGCTAGTCGCAGGATTGCTCGCGCCTATTTTGGCTCGTATCAACCCTAAGTCTTTGGTCAATACCATCGTTGCAACGACAGGAGCGCCGGAAACTATCGTTGCGCCTGCCGTGAACGCGGCGATTGCCGAGGCCGATAAGGTCGTGAAGGCCGATACCGCTAAATAGTAAAATGAAATCAGACCCCGCTCCTTGTGGGCGGGGTTTCTGACTTTCGGGGGATAAATGTCTACTGGTCTTGATGTTCTCAATGTGGCGCGCAGCCAGATTGGGTTTCACGCTGGGGCAGAAGAAGAAAATCCATACGGGATTTGGTACGGAATCCCTAACGCTCCCTATTGCGCTATGGGAGTTTCGTGGTGTTTCGCGCAAGTCGGGCTCTCTAATCTCATCGCTGCTCAAACCCCTAAAGGATTTGCCTATAACCCCGCAGCTCTCCCATGGTTTCAGCGCCAAGGACTTGTTGTAAATAAATACCAAGGACAGCCCGGCGATTTAGTTTTCTATGACTGGAACTCTGATGGCGTTGTGGATCATGTTGAGATATTAGAAGCGGCATCGCCTGACGGAATCACGACCATCGGATTTAATACAGGCAACCCTAACGACTCCATCCATGAAAGCGGATGCTTCCGAGTCCATCGGCCGTATCTCTTTATTGCGGCGATTGTTCGACCTCGGTATCCCGTGGCACTCAAGCCCGCTTCTAAGGGCATGGCTAGCAAGAAGGCCACAGCGGTTGTTGGTGGCACAGGCACAGCTATCGCTGGCGCAACGGGGATGATTCATAACGGAATGACTTCAACGCCAACACCGACTAAAACGCCAACAGTCTTCATCGCTCCCCCATTTCCCGCAGACCCAACGGCGTTTAATCTCGGACAAAAAAGCGATGCAGTCGTGGCTGTAGAAAAGGCGTTATTAAAGGCTGGGCTTCTGCCGACTCAATATGTCACGGGGATAATGAACACCCAGACCCAGAGCGCGTTAATAAAATACGAGGCAAAACAGGGCATTAAAGTCACGGGCGCTCTGCCCCAGATTATCTATGACGAGCTAAAGGGGTCGTTGTGAAGCATATAAAGTTTCATATATTCGATGCCAAACAGCTCACGATAGCCCTCACGGGCGCGTTTAGCACATGGGCGGCTACAGGCTTTCAGCACGACCTCGCGCACCTTGGCTACATTCTTGTGGGCTTTATCACCGGCGGGTTAGTTTCGCATAATCCCAATGTCAGCCCCGACTCTCATATCCAGACTCCCTATCAGCCGAACATGGATGACGGAGGATCAACCCTCAAACCGATTGTCATTCCGCAAGACCCCTACAAGCCAGAAGGCACAGATGTAAAGCGGGTCATCCAGATAAACAGCGGAATTGTCAAATAATCCGCAGAGGCGTGTCTAAACGCTTCTGTGCAAGATTCTCGGTAGTCTTCTCCCTGAAAGGGAGGCGTACCTATGGCACTTGCCGATTCCATCGAAAAACATCTTGTTAAATCACAGAACAAATGCACCCTACAAATCATTATGGATATGTTGCCGGAGTCCGATAGAAAGGTCTTGCAGGAGTCCATCCTTAAAGGCTTACCTACCAGCACTCTCGTAGCAGCACTTCGCTCTGAGGGTTATCAAATTGCAGAGGCCACTTTCACTAATCACAGAAATGGCAAATGCAAATGTCCGACCGAGTAAAGAAAATCCTAGATGAGCGCTTAGGCGAATACGGCGATCCCTATACCGAGTTCACCGCTATCGGTCGCGTCTGGGCGGGATTTCTCAAACTAGAAGATGACATCCCTGCCTACCAAGTAGCGCTTATGATGGATGCGTTAAAGTCCGTTCGACTATTCCACAACCCATTCCATGAGGACTCATGGTTCGACAAATCCGGCTACACCCAGCACGGTCAAACGATTGTAGGAATAGATGAGCTTAGAGGATAGATTAAATGCGCTTCCAGAAGGTATTGAGTCAGATGATGTCATTGAGCTTCGCAAGGCGCTCATGCGCGTGCAGAAACAACTGTTGCAGGCGAAGCAACGCACGGATGAATTGGTCGAGGTCACGCACCAAGCGGCGCACGACGCTGTTTTGGGAATGGGCCCAATCGAACCAGTTAAAGAACGAAAACTACCTGCGGGAAAGAAGAAATCGGAAGTGGCGCTCTGGCACATGACCGATTGGCAAGGCGCTAAAAGAACGACAACCTATAACTCGGAAGTAATGAGGACTCGCGTTCTCAGCTTTGCAGAGAAGGCCGTGACCATCACCGACATCATGCGCGCGGATCATCCCGTCAATGAGTGCGTGATTATGTTCGGCGGTGACATGGTTGAGGGACTTTTTAATTTCCCAAGCCAAGCGTTCGAGGTTGATGCCACGCTCTTTGAGCAGTATGTCAATGTTTCTCGACTCTGCGTAGATGTTGTTCGATATGCGCTTGCCAATTATTCTAAGGTGACCGTTGTCCCCGAGTGGGGCAATCATGGTCGCATCGGCTCTAAGCGCGATAATGTCCCGCGCTCAGATAACTTTGACCGTATGTGCTACGAGTTAGCCCGACAGCTTCTCGCGGGAGAAAAGCGACTTACATGGCAAGAGTGTCCCGAGGACATTCAGCGCGTGGAGATTGGCAACTACAAGGCACTCCTTATTCACGGAGACGAGGTTGGCAGAAATGGATTTGCAAGTCCGGGAGCAATCGTTCAGCACGCAAATCGTTGGCGAAGCGGAGCGTATCCATGGGAGTTTAGAGATGTCTATATCGGCCACTACCACACGCACGCAGAATGGGCGATGGCAAACGGTCAGGGTAGTGTCTATCAAACAGGTTCTACAGAGTCAGACAACCGCTACGCCGGAGTCATGCTCGCAGCATCAGCAACCCCATCCCAGCGACTCCACTTTGTTGATCCAGTAAAGGGTCGCGTCACAGCGGCTTACAAGGTGTGGCTGGACTAATGAGAATTTTATCTTTAGGTGCGGGAGTTCAATCTACAACGCTATTACTGATGGCGGCAGAAAATATGTTCGAGCATCAGTTGGATGCCGCTATTTTTGCCGATACGGGATACGAACCGCAAGCCGTTTATGATCATCTTGATAAGATTGAAAAAGAAATTGCCGAACCAGCCGGTATTCCAATTTATCGAGTATCAGCCGGAAATATCCGTGAAGATGCGTTAAGCGTTGATCACGGATTTGCTTCGATGCCTTTATTCGTTCGCAAACCCGATGGATCAAAGGGGATGGCAAGAAGACAATGCACTAGCGAATACAAAGTTGCACCTATCAAAAGAAAAATTCGTGAATTACTTGGGGCGGAAGTTTTGGAAAATGGATCTGTTAGTCGCGTAAAAAAAGGCGAACAGGTTGAACAATGGATTGGAATTAGCCTTGACGAATTGCATCGGGCTAAAGATTCGGATGTAAATTACATCAAAAATGTTTTTCCTCTTTTAGATAAAAGAATGACTCGCAAAGATTGCTTGGCGGTATTAGAAAAATATGGATTTGGTCAAACGCCAAAATCTGCGTGTATTGCTTGCCCGTTTAGAACTAACGAACAATGGCGAGATATGAGGGATAACGCTCCGGAAGAATTTTTGGATGCGATTGAATTTGATAAGCGAATGAGAGAATTTCACGCTGATCAGCCTCGAACTAAAAACAACTTATTTTTTCTTCATAAATCGTTCGTGCCTCTTAATGAAGCAGATCTTTCAATTCGTTCACGAAAAGAAATTGCGGAAGATCAGCAGGAACTCTTTACTTGTTCGCCGTTTTCTTGCAATGGTGATGAATCTTCTTATGGGTTGGAAGTTTTTGGCTAATGACTACAATCGTTGCGATACAGAAAGATGACGGCGTATATTTTGGCGCTGACTCACTTGTAACTGCAACGCGCAAATACAGCCATCCACGAATGACCAAGATAACGCGGCGGGGCGCTTTCATCATTGCCGGAAGTGGTGAGAGCGCGGCCTGCGATATTGCTCAACATATTTGGACACCGCCCACCCCTACGGCGGCAGATAAAAAGGACATCTATCACTTCATCATTGCCAAAGTCGTGCCAAGCCTGAAAAACAGTTTTAAGGATCAGGAATACAAATGGCAGGAGACCGATGAGGAGACTAAGTTCGCGTTTCTTATTGCCGTTGCCGGTGAGGTCTTTGATATTGCCGATGACTTTGCCGTCAGCATGAGTAGCACCGGTTTCTACGCCGTAGGCTCTGGCTCGTCCTTAGCCATTGGAGCGCTAGAGGCGGGGGCGAGTATAAGCAAAGCCCTAGAAATTGCAAGCATTCACGACCCATATACAGCCGCGCCCTTTTACTTCATGGAGCAGGCTAAGCCCTAATCTTCGTCCTCGTCTATCAGCTCAGGCTGGACGATATCTATGCCCTGATTTTTAGCGGCCATTAAGCCCGTCACAAATAAGCTGTTAGCCCTGTTGCATATATCGTCTATCTGGTCAGGGTATTTCAGCTCAGCCTCGACCACAACGGCAAGACTCCACAGGCTTATTTGGACTCGAATCATGCACCTATCGTAGCCCGCGGCGCGCCGATACGGGATGCTTGAATTACCGTAATCTATCGCGTACTGTCTGCCTCAACAGGATTTCAGAGAAGGAATCCCCTACAGGAAGGCGAATCATGGCAGGCAAGTTCAACCTAGAGGATTACGACACAGTCGAATCCCGCGTTAAGAAGTTCTGGGAGCAATATCCCAGCGGAAGAATCCACACACAAATACTGCACAATGACGATAACCGATTCATTGTTCAGGCTTTCGTTTATACGGATCGTGAAGACGAGCGCTGCGTGACCTCCGGCATGGCAGAGGAAATCGTTGGCTCATCTATGGTCACCAAGACATCGGCTCTGGAAGTATGCGAAACCTCAGCCATCGGTCGCGCTTTAGCTAACTTCACTTTCTCGGGCAATAAGCGCCCTAGCCGTGAGGAGATGGAAAAGGTCGAGCGATATAGCAAGGTAAAAACTCCCTATGCAGTTCGCACCTTAACCCCAGAGCAGACCGAGCGCCTAGAAAAAATCCTCGACATGATTCAAGAAATTAACGAGGTGGATGCCCTACGCAAGATTTGGCAGGATGAGAAAGATAATTTGGATTTTCCCGTGAGAGGGACAACGATTAAGGATGCCCTCAACAAGCGAGTAACGGAGCTGTCATGAGGACTACATCTCTGGAAGCCCGCGAGAAAATCGAGCCAGCACTCGGATCTATACGCCGCAAGGTGTACGAGTTCTTTATCAACCGAGGAATGCAGGGAGCTACTGACCAAGAGGCAGAGCGATACCTGCACATTGACGGCAACACTATCCGACCTGTTCGTGGGTGGCTCGTCAAAGAAGGATTTCTCGCAGATACCGGCGAAACCCGCAAGAACGATAGGGGTAACAACTGCATCGTTTGGCGCTATACAGAAAGCGGGATGATGCTATGAAGCTCTTTTGCAAAGGCCAGCATTGGGACATCGTGCAGGGCAAGTTGATTCTTGGCGCAAAAAATGACGAGGAGCTGAACGAGCTACTTCTGAAAATGACCGCAAAGTTAGAAGCGGAGATTCGTCTGGACATCTACGAGAAGATTTGCGCGATTAACTTCGGGACAAATCGAAAGCTCATCGTGAAGTCTGGAATCGAGAATGTTGCGTTGCAGGTTCAGGATATCTGCGCGCAGATTGCGCTAGGTGAAAAATGAGCGTAGTCACACCAGTACAGGTTGAGGCTCGACTGAAAGAGTTGAGCAAGCTGATTGACCAAGCGCATGACGATTTAGTCCACGCCGAGTCGCTCTATCATCAAAACAAAGCCAGCTACGAAATTGCGATGGCAAGTTCGCGTTTATCTCTGGCTAATAAATCGTCTCCGACTGGAAAGAATTACACAGTTGGCGAGCGAGAAGATATGGCTTTACTGGAAAACCGAGACCTGCATCGAATAGTTGCCGGTGACGAGGCAATCGTTAAAGCCAATCGCGCGAATGTGTCTCGGCTTCGTGTGCAGGTGGATATCGCACGATCCATCGGCACATCGGTCAGAACAGCGATGGACATTTAATGGATATCCAGAAAATGCTCTCAGGCGCATTAACTGCGCACGATAATCAGAAAGACCGCTCTCTACAGGTCGAGATAGGGCCATCACAAATCGGAGATTGCCGCCGGCGCGTGTACCACCAAATCATCGGCACACCGAAGCGGAATCAGACTGAATCACTAGCTGCAATCCTTGGCACTTTTATTCATGCCGGCGTTGCGGAGGCCATCAAGCGAGAAGACCCGTTCAAGGATAACTTCCTTATTGAGCAGGAGTTCGAGTTCGATGGGCTAAAGGGTCATTGCGACTTGTATATAAAGGACGAGCGCCATGTTGTGGATTGGAAAACGACAAAGGTAAAAAGCCTGCGGTTCTTTCCGAGCGAACAACAAAAAATGCAAGTCCAGCTATACGGATGGCTTTTGTCGAATAACGGATACGAGGTAGATAAAGTCTCACTCGTAGCTATCGCCAGAGATGGCGCGTTCTCCGATATTAAAGTCCACACCGAGGCGTTTGACCCAGAGATAGCACAGCGGGGTCTGCAATGGTTAGCCGAGGTCAAACAAAATGCAATCGAGCTACTTCCTCCAGCGCCGGAAAAAATGGTGCAGTTCTGCGCGCCGTACTGCTCCTACTACGATCCGACAGGAGCAACTGGATGCCCAAGTATTCAGAGGTAGATTGGGAGCAGGCTGCCTGTCGCGGCCTGCCCACCAACTTCTTCTATCGCATTGAGGAGCAGCGCTCTTTTAAGGTGGTTGATTCCGCCGTTATTAGAGGGATATGTTTGGCCTGCCCTATCTGGAACAAGTGCCTTGCCTACGCCGCAGAGAACGAGGACTACGGCGTATGGGGCGGGATGCTGACAGAGGAAAGGCGCTCGTTAGTAGATGATAAAAAGCTGGAGTTGCGACTCACCGTATTGGCGGAGTTTGCAGACCGAGGCATAACAAGGCAAATGGTGTACGAGGCGATTGGAGACACATGGACACGATAGATGTTA